TATCCTTAATGACAATCCTTCGCATAAATCTGACGTTAGATATAAGCTACCATCCAATATATGTCTTGTTGCTGTATTAGAATTTGCTGCGGCCATTTTTTGCACGCCAACTAAAGCTCTAGCGTCCGGTGTACTGCCGTCTCTTGCTTCATTTAACCCGGTAACATCTCTTATCATTTGCATGTAATAGTTGTAGTTGGTTATTAAGCTTTGCATTTTTTGTCCTCCAGCCCCGGTTGTAATTTCTTGTATTGGTACTTTACCAGGATTCATATCGCCATCTTGAGTGAACGATCTACCTATAACAGAACCTGTTTGAAAAAACATATTAAGCGCTTCTTGCGGATTGTAATTAGTTCCATTACCAAGATCCACTTCTGCTAAGCCATCTGCATCAAGATAAACACCATCAGGCACCATTCTTGACATTACTTGTTGTAACTTTAAGTGAGTTAATTGAATCATATCCGCAAAACCGGTTATACGGCTTACTATTGATTCTATTCTGCCTCTATACATTCTAGGTGCTACGATGCTATAATTCATCTTAACCTTAGTGTAATCACTTTTAGGTCGAATCATATTCTTTGCTAATTCCCATTTAAGCATTTCCCCGCCTAAAACTTTTACTCCCTCATAAACAACTTCTAAGGATTTAGACAACTTAGTTATTCCGTACTCCTCATATAATTCTTCAGGTGGATTAAATTCATCTGTTTTAGGAATTATTTTAGCTGCTCCTGTAGCAGTTTCCTTAACCTTGTAAACTTCATTTGAAAAAGTCTTGTAATTAAAGTAAAGAACCTGAACAGTATTTGAATCGTCATAATCCGAATTACTAAGGGTTCTGTCATAAAAACCATTGTTGCTTGTATTTTGACCTGCTATTTTTTGTAGATCATCATTAGTTAAATGAGGGAATTCTTTTTTAAGTTCGTTTAAATGAACTGCTTTAACTTCCCCTACGTAATATATGTCATCAAAATATGGAGAATCCGTGTAAGACCACACTAAGTTTACGGGATCCACGTAATCAACCAAAGCTCCTTCTGCTTTGCTAAAAGTGTTTTTAACGGCTCCAATACCTATTACGGTTAAATCATAATTGCAGCGTCTTTTAGTTAAATCATATTTATTACCATCTAATAAAACATTTAAAGCCTGCTCTTCTGCTAATTCAACTTGCTGCTTATAACTTAGTTGCATGTGCAAATCTAGCTCTTCTTTATTTTTAGGTAAATCTTCAGGGTTGTTTTCAAATAAATTAACCCCAAATTCTGCTTTAGCAAATTCATTTAATTCTTTAGTCTGCATATCTCTAATAAGAGATTCCATATACTTAGTTCTTTTGTTAACGCCGTATGGATCTTGAGAGTATGCTTTTATATCAAATTGTCTATCTGAAATTCCATTAACAACTATATCTACAAATTTAGGTATAATTGGCACAGGCTTCCAGTCTAAATTCAAATATGATAAATCACCATTGATTGATAACTCATCTTTATATTTTTGAATTGGCTGCTCTCCTCGAGCGTATAATCTAAGATTATGAAAGGTTGCTTGGTTACTTTTGAACCTGCCGTTCCCATTATCGGAACTAAACCATTCATTTTCTATAGCTCTACCAATAGTGGTCCCGTAGTCTAATGACATTTTTTCTTGGTCACTAGCTATTTGGCTTGGAAAATAACTTGTTATAGGAGTGGTAGCCATATTTTTATTTTTTCATTATTTTTGATAAACCACCAGCGTTGGTGTATTTAGCTATTTTTAAATTTATTTTATTCTTTTCTACTTGAGGCCGAGGGTGGTATAAATGTCTATTACAAGCCATTATTGCTAACCCTGAACTTATTGCTGCATCAAACTTTGTTCGTTTATTTATATCGAATCCTGCCCAATCGTTTAGCGTTGTATTAAAATACATTGCTCCGTATTGTCCATCTGATTGTAAACCAACGTGTTTGTCAATATATGTTTCGATAGCTGCTGCATGAGCTTGTTTTATATCTTCACTCGAGTTAGGCATACCGCCAATTTCTCTTTCAGTCACTGATAGCTTGTTCCAAAGCTTGTCTGGTCTATTCATTGAATAACCTCTGTACCCTCTTCTTTTAAAGTAGTACAATAACCTAGGTTTATTATTCTCTGCTAGTATAGGCATTCCATAAAATATGCATGCCATTAATACGTCTTCAAAAAATATTTCAGCAGTTTGAGGTCTAGCAATATATTCTAAAAAGAAAGTATTAACTGGATGGTCCTCCATACTGAATTTAGTTAACCCGTGCAAAGCTCCTTTAGAACCTTGACCGTCTGTTGTTCCAGATATATCATAACTATCACAGCCAAATGCACCCATGTGCTCATTACCTGGACTTTTTAACCCATTCTTTACTGTTTGTCTATTCTGTAAAGCACTGCTTGGAACCCACGATATTTTAAATCTTCCACTTGGATTTGGTGTAAATATAACAGTTGAATCTTTAATTCCGTTAGCCCACTGAAAATTGCCAGTAGTAACTACATTTGTATTACCAAGATCTTCGTTATAATCTATTTGCTCGTATATCTTAACTAAGTTAAATATACTGTTTTTTGTTTCATCTCTAAAAGCGTGTTCCTCTGTACGCGGAAACTGTCTATAGAATTCATTTAAAGCATCCTGGTCCCCTCTTAAACCATCCGCTTCATTATCCCAGTGTTCTATAACTCCGACGTCTATAACGTCTCCTAATGGACCTAATACTGTTTCCTTAGGCGTATTGAATACAGGCATTCCATATTCATCTATAAACCCTTCGTAATTCCATTCCATTGGAATAAATAAAGAATATAAACCAGAAGCTGTTTGTCCGTTTCTGTTTCTTTTTGTTACACTGGAATTTCCATATAACTTTTTAAAATTAGCCCCTCCTTTATCTAAGGCATTTGAGGTTGAACCCATCATACACTTACCGATAATTCTAGAACCTAATCGTAAACACGTTTTTGTTACTCGCCAGTTATTTAATATATTATCTGGTCTTTCCCACTTTCCACTTTCATCGTGTACTAGTAATTTTAATTTTTCCCCATCATAGGAGTTGTCGCCAGTGTTTTTCCAATCTATTGTGGTATCGAGGCCTTCGAGGACTTCGACGCTTTGTTTGTTTTGGATTGATTTTCTTGTGAGTCTGGATGCTGGTATCCTATACGCCAATTCCGTTTTCGGTCTATCCATTCCGTCTTGTATTGGTTTGAAAAAGAACGGGTAGTTAACCGATATGGGTACGACTTTATCCGTGAACATTTTCTTCGCATCGGAGCCAGATTTGGACAATATCCCAAACCGTGCATCACTTGATATTGTGGCCATGTTGACAGTCTCCCCGGATGCCATGAACGAAAATCCAGAACGTCTGTTTTTGAGATATGACATGCCGTAACATCTGCTGTCTGCTTTGCAAGCTTCCCAGAATATAAAGAATAATCTATTTGCTTCTCTAAAGTCTGGTCGCCCAACGTCAATTTTGCTCCACTGCAGGTACATAAAATGAGCACCAGTAATGTAAGTAGCCACGCTCTTATTATTGAACCAATGGCCTTCGTCGCGTCTTTTAAATTGTTCATCTATATAGGGTTCCCATTTATTTTGAAAATCTTCAGGATATTCCCTCCAGTCAAATATACTTGTTACTGACTTTAATTCTTTAGGATATTCTTCAGCTTTCCATTTGTTATTAGCTTCGTCTACTTTAGACGGTGTCTTAGGTAATGCTATTTTTAGATTTTGTATATTATATATATCACCTATCTGTCCTGTTTTGCTTATAACAACTAAATCGTGTTCTTTGTTATAACCATATTCCCACTTCTTAGCTTTATTTAGCCTAGATATTGTAGTTAGTTTAACAGGAGTTATTATTTTATATAATGATTGCTCGTACATTATGTAGATCGTTTTTCAGCAAACCCTTTAAAAGCTTTTTTCTCAACTTCTTCTTTAGGCTTGTTGTTCAGCATATCCTCCTCCTCTTGTATTCTAGTAAGTATTTCGAAGGCGTCAAATATAGCAAGCTTCTTTGTGGCAGCAGCATTCTTAAGTCTGTCAGCTGATATATCTTCACCTGAGTCAACGATCTTTTCTCCCGCTACCTTTATTAATTCCTCAACTGCTCTATGTCCAGCTTGGATTATATTCTTCTTCGTTTCCTTGATGTTCATATTTGATTGTAATTGATTTGGTGGGTACTCTATAAACTCTATCTTTATCGATAACAAATTCATATTCCGCCCCTGGCTTAAAGCCAATTAAGTCTCCTTTAGCTACGCTTTGCAGCTCTGGATCCTTACTATATAAAATTCCAACACCCTCTTTTTCGAAGTCAGTTGAAAACATCTTTGTTTCTTTAATTGGTTTAACAAAGTTAAAACCTTCTCTGCTCATCCATCCGCAGCAACGCTTGTAAGCGTAAACCTGTCCATCATCAGCAAAATAAATATTGTCCTTATAATAAGACTTACTGTTTTTTTCAACACCTCTAATGTCTTTAAAACGTCTAAACACATTGTGATGAACTATTACCTCATCGCCAACTTTAATATCTGTTTTAATTTCAGAGGGTACTGCTATTACTTTACCAACTCTATTTGAGTAATTATGGTTATGCAATTCAGTATTTAAAATAAGCTCGTTACCTTCTATATCTTTTTTGTTGTTGTATCTTTCTCCTACTGGTTCTATAATAAAATCATATAGAGCCTTCATTAATACTGGAGATCATATTCTATGGCAATTGCCATATTTTTATTAAAATCTTTCCAGGGTAAAACCTCATCTTTTTTCTTTATATATATTGAGTACTTTGAATCTTCTTCAATTATATTAGCTATAATATGACCACCATACACTTCCTGTCCAACAGAATAGTGCATGGCGTCAGTTTTATAGTCTCTGCCGATACTAATCTTTCGTATCAACTTCTTCTTCTTTGATATCGCCTGTTTGGATATCTACAGATACTTGTCCGTACACTTCCTCTAATTGCTTTTGGACTTCTGCAAGTTTTACCTTAGCATCTTCCATGGAATGCAGCAGCTCATGCTTCTGAGCTTCCAAGCCTCCTATTTGCAATTGAATACCGTTCATTGCGTTCACTGCTTCTTGTAATCCTTTTAATTCTTCTTGTGTTAACTTTTTTGACATTTTATTTGATTTAATTGTTATTACTTATATTATTAATTACGTGTTATACATGATAGCTACTTTATTGACCACAAGATCTTTC